CATCAATTGATACTGCTTGTCCGCATCATTAACGGGGAATGGTGTAATCTCGGTCTTAGGTTGATCGCGCTCATTGAAAAACATCACAACCTTGCCGGCATTGCGTGCGCCACTCATCTTATTCTCCCAATCCATCATCATCTGCTGCTTCTGCTCTGGCGTTGCCTGCCCGTTGTAGAAGTTGATAATGGTCGATGGGAAAAGACCGTTCGAAATTTGGTTGATATGGAAGATTGAAATCTGCTTGTCTAACTCGATGTAGTTAATCGCGCTCCAGTAGTCAGGGCGTGGGTACACATCCGAACCGGTGTATGTGAAGCACCAATAGATTTGTCGTGGCTCTTGTTCGCGTGTCAAGTAGTTATACTTGGGAATGAACTCAGGCGTGTTGCGTTTCTTTCGTGTGTTGCTCCAATCGTAGCTATGGAAGATTCCTATTTCGCTATCGTCATCCTGATTCACTGCAATGCGGCATTCTTCAAATGGTATTGCGTTTAGCTTGCTAATCACCGTGCGGTCATTGCTCCAAATTACTTCGATGTAGAAACCACCAAACAACTTTAAGTCATGCGCACAGGCATAGGTTAGGCTATCAATTTTAAGTGCATCAAGTTCTGCTTGGTATTGCTCCGACTGAATACCCTTCCCGGCTATCATGTCACCAATGGCAACAACCAAACTACCATGTACGGGTGATTCATGCGCAAGGTCGCGCAGGTATTGTGGAAAGTCGTTTTGGTCACCGTAGTTTACCCAACCTTTGCGGTCTACTTTTTCCGCATCCGACTTAGCAACGTATTCACTAAGCTTCAATGATACTATATTCGATTCGTTATGGTTCATAGATGATGTCATTTGGTATGGTTACTACAGGCACATCAAACCACGTTGTATTCTGATTCAATACAGCATATCCACGCTGGCACAAACCAATAACAAGACCGCTTGTCGGGTCAGTATTGCTTGCAGAATTTTGTCCGTATACTTCATACCTGTATCTGCCTGCTAATGTAAGACCAACTGTGGTGATTTCAAGTTCCGTTATGCGCACGTTTTCATTAACGATGACCGCAACTTGTGCAAGGTCATTGCCCGTTGTGCTATTCTCTTCGTGCGTTAAAATTAAAAGGTAGTTTGTGAAGGCTGTAGCAAAGTATTGCCGTGCTTCGTCAAGTGATAAGAACACTTGTTGGTCTGGTGTATTTGTTTGAAGATAGATCATTGACTTTATTTGAAAAAGGGGCAAGTGTAAACCTGCCCCCTTTAATACAACAAGAACACAACGGAAAACAATCTTAGTAAGCAGGGCTTACCGTAATGCCAGCGAAGTTATCGAAAGGCACAGTAGTGAATGGCTCAAGGTGTACAGCAGGAGCAAGTTCTTCTGCAATTGTAGTCACTTGGTAACCCATCAAATCTGCCTTTTGCGCACCCGATTGAACAGTACCTGCAGTCAGCTGCGAGCCTTCGCCTGCACCAACCAACAAGATTTGGTCATCATTGGTACGAACAAACACAATCATCTTTGCTTTTGCTACGTTCAAGAATTCGTTGCGCATGTCTTGGTTCAACTTACCGAAAGTCCATCCAACTTCTTGAGAGAAAAACAATGTACCTGTTTCAAGGTTTTTGTTTACGGTCTCAATGTATGAACCGCTGTTGCGGAAAGGAACGTAACGATAGATAGTTGCCGTTGGCAATCCATCCACTTCGCCATCAGTACCACCATAGGTGATACCTGTTTCAAAGTCTGCGTAGTTAGCAATCAATACTTCTTTAACACCTCCGATACCTTCAAGGCATCCGAGTGTAAAACCTGTAGTTAATTCACAAGCCATTTTGTATAGTTTTAAAAGGGGGCTGTTACACCCCCTTGATTATTTTAAAGATTATGCTCCCCAGTAGGTGATATCTTCAGCCACCGCGATTTGCGCTCCGAGATAGAATCGTGCGCCATAGCGTACGTTTTGTGAACCATCCAAATTCTGCATGTCCAAGATGAACACTTCGTTCATTTGGTTCTCCTGCCATGTACCGAGCATCAAGTTGCTTGGCTGTGCGAAGATGATGTTGTTTGCAGTCATACCCGGGCAAACGTAGATTTCGTACATTCCTACGAAACGACGATTAACCTCTGGTCCACCTGTCAAGTACCAACCATTGCCATCAGCAATTTGTGCTTGCATGTAAGCTTCCCATGCAGCCTGTCCCATGTAAATTGCAGGCTTTTCAGCAGCACCTTTTACAGCAGCAGGTGCAGTGTTGATTACATCCCAAATGGTCGCGATGATGTTAGTATCGCTCAATGCGCCTGAACCTGCAGATACAGCACCTGAACCACCTGCCTTAATCAAAGTTTCAAAACCATCGTATTGACCTGCAGTTGCGTTAACACCTGACCACATGATGGTCTCGTTAGCTGCAGCAATACCACCAACCAAGCGACCAATGATAGCGTCTTGGATTTGTGTGTTTACACGACCTGACATTACATCAGCAGTAGTCCAGTCAATGAAGAAATCTTTCTTACAGATTTGGCGTTGAACTTGGAACTCTTCCAAAGTCAAGATGCGCTCAGTCAAAGTGATTGTGCCTGTTGGCGTGAAATCACAAGTGCCTGCGGCAAATGTTACAGTGTCATCAATTTTACGTACTACTGATTTGTAAGGTACGTTAGGCTTCATTGTCACGTACTGTGCAGATACGTTTGACAAGAGTGCCTTTGCTACGATTTCACCAGCTAATTCACCTGCATAGGTGGTGGTGAGTGAAGTTGTTGTTGGCATTTTTAAATAAAATTTATGAGGTGAATTAATTTACTTTTTTGAACGGATGCTTTCCATGAAGTCGCTGAATGAGTTACCATTCGATGCAACCACAGGTTGAGCATTCTTTTTAAATTCTTGTGACTTAACTGAAGGTACAGCCGGTGCTTTCTTAACTGAAGCAAGTTCAGTCTTAGCAGCCTGTGCTTCGCTTTTTGCAGTTTCAACCGCAGCGGCAAGCTCAGTCTTTTCGGTTTCAAGTGCTGCGATGCGCTCAGACAATTGACCAATTACGGCAACGAGGTCTTCGCTGCTCATTTCGGTTGATTGCTCTTCGCGCTCGATTTCAGCAATTAGACCATCTTCGCCTACTACTACTTTGGTGACACCATCCTCAAGGAGGTATTCACCCGCAGGAACAGGTACTGGATTGCCTTCAGCATCTTGAGTGTAGATGTCTACGCCCACTACCCATTCGTTAGCTGTAGAATAGATTTTAGTACCATCGCTCAAAGTGCCTTCTACTGCGAACTGCAACTCAGTTGCTGGCTCTGCGGCAGGTGCTTCTTCTTCGAACTTGATACCAACACTTGAAGGGTCAATGCCGTACTTGTTGAATACGGATTTGATTTGTTCTTTGATGTTTGACATTGTTGGATATTTGGCTATTGTAGAAATCAGCCTGTTTTGTTACATCCAACATTTTGTTTTATCTTAGCAGGGTAATTAAATACCTTTATTTATGAAAGCAGCAGACACACTTGCGAAAAAAGTATCAGCACGATTGACCGAGAAGCAATATAAGGCTGTGGTGAAAAGTGCAAAGGCATCTAAGATGAATATAGCCGATTACGTTCGCGCTTGTATTTTGTAGTGGTTATTGTTTTGGTTAAAAAAAGAAGCCCCTCGTTTGGGGCTTTCTTTTTAATTACTCTTTTACCTAAATACTATTCTATGTATTACCACGATGCGAAGTTAATACAAACTTTCGATACCTGTTTCAAGGCTCAACCACTTTCCGCAATTTTCATTCTTGCCACCTGCAGGTAAAAATTCCATGTACGCAAGCACACGTGCATCATCAACAAGACTGGCGTTGTACGTTAGGGTGCGAGTGTCGCTATTCCATGCATTTGTACCACCTACCTGTATATTGATGGTTGAATCTTGTGTTGAATTTTGCCCGATGTTAAGCGTGCTGCCGTAGACATTCATTGCCGTAGGGTTTTCGCGTGGACCATTGTGCAACCTGTACTGCTGCATGTAGCCGCTATACGTTTGACCGAATGAATTAATGAGCTTCTTGTAGTCAAACTTATTCGCATCAATGCCGTTGATGTACACCGTGCTTTTTACACTTGTAGGTGTTGGCTGTTCGATGTCCATTGCAATCGATGTGATGTGCGTTTCGCCTTTAACGGGTACTATAGGATAAGTGATGCGGCAATTCCATACAAACTCCTGCTCGGTTATGCCTGCCAGTTGCAAGAAGTCATCGCGTCTAAACCTTTTCTTTGGCGTTATCGCACCACGGCTTGTCCACTTCACCACAGTATTGCCTTTTGAATCTTTGCTAAGTACACGCGACTTATACTGCACACGCACAATCGGATTCACCATATCATCAGCAATACCATTAACAACAGTCTCGTATGGCTCATACGTGTATTCAATGCGATCAACATTGAAGTAGATATTGCTTTCAACGTAGCGTATCAATTGCCCGGCAAGACCGCTTGGTGCTTCATGCAACACAGCCTTTCTTTCTTGATACAGGTGATAGCCCTTGTCGGTCATACCCTCAAGTGTGTAACCACTTGTGTAAAGCATCATGGCTGCAAAGTTTAGCGGATACAATCCGAACATTTCCGTGTTTTCGCGTCTTTCGACTGAATACGATATCACGTTTTTACCACTTGAAAAATCATTGTTCTCAAAAATGGTGTAGCCTCGGTTGATACGCTGCTGTATCTGCCCGTTATACGCTTCAAATTCGGGGGGTAAGCCAAGTACCTCAAGTGCCTTGTCGATGTTTATCATGTGTTTGGTTTTACGTTACTCAATAACTGGTCAAGCTCAAGCACCAACTCAGCCTCGTAATTCTTAACGCCACTCATCGACACGCCAACTTCATTAAAGAATCCTTCAATGCTATAGCCACGCACCTTGCCTTCTTTGACATCTTCCCACACATGGTCTTCATCCACCTTTGTTCCAATGAACCAAGTGCCATCGGGCAACTCAGGCAATCCAAGTTGTATGGATTTGTCCATCTTGCCTTCTTTCACCCATGACTCAACCACGGTCACACCGGTTACAGGTATTTCGTGTTGCAAGTTGGTCGTGTGTTGCAGATTCTTTTTGAAGAACTGATGTGCAATTGCGCTAACTGTTGCCTTTTCAAAGTAGACATAGTACGGCTCGCCCTTCTCGTCATAGCGCAGTATCTCTTTGTCGGGTATGAGTGCTGGACCATATAGCATTCGCCTTTCCTCATCCACCTTTGCAAGTTGCATCTTGCTCAGCGCAATCCAGTTCTCTTCGATTGCAGGGCTATCTACTAAGCCCATTGCCGTGATGCCTAAACGACCTTCTTCGTCTATTACACACTTAACTACTTTTCTCTTTTCCATGTTACAAATTTAGTTTTTATTATCCGATTCTTGATAGGTCTTCAACCTTTGTCCGCACTTCTTGTTGCGATGCCACATCACCTGCTAATACATAGGCACGTGGTGTTAACTGCTCTGGTCTATCTTGCAGAAATGATGAGGCTAATGGGTTGAACTGCGCAGGTTGAGAGCCTGTGCCGCCACCGCCACCGCCTTCAGGTAAGCTTGGTGTGTTTTGAGCACCACCGCCTCCACCACCACCACTTGCTGACCCACCTTGAAACTGCTGTTGTGCAATTGTCGCTACGTTGGCAAGACCTGAAGCAATAGCTACACCTGCCGCGATGAATGGCTGCGCAGGGAAAAGAATTGTTGCTGGGTTATTTGCTGCAGCAGTAAAGATAGCGTTAGCACCTTTGTATGTATCAACTGTTGCCTGCGCTATGCTCAAAGCTTTTTGTACTTGAAATGCACGCTTTGCACGCTTCTCATCACCTTTGGCAAATGCAGCAACCAGTCCATTGATTGCGCCTAATGCATCCGATGTTGATTGCAATTTTGCATCTTGTACTGCCGCCTCATTTGCCTTTCTTCTTTCTGCCGATTGTTGCTCTTGTGCTTCTAACGCTGCTGTGTATGCGGCATCTATTTCAACAGTGCTTTCACCTGCGGCAATTGCCTTTTCGCGCAAGTCTAAATACTTGTTGTCAATGGCAATGATGTCCTTTTGGTCTTGCGTTAGGTTCGCTGCATCCTGCTCGGCACGCAATCCGGTTATGGCTGCATCGTATTCTTCTTCTGCCTTTAATCTTTTTTGTGCTTCGGCTTCTGCTGCTGCGGTCTTTTGCTTTTCGGCATCTTCAAACTCTTTGAGATTTTCTTCGTACAACTGATTGAGCAGGTCGCTCACTTCTTGTTCAGCCTTTAGCTGTGCATCTGCCGCATCCTTTGCCGCCTTTGCCTTGTCATCTGCTGCCTTTTGTGCGGCTGCTTTTTCCTTTGCATCCTGCGCATTGAGTATACCATCGCGTTGATTGTTTAATGCAACCAATGACTTCTCAGCATCCTTTACAATTTGTTCTTGATTCTTGCGTTCAGCCGCAGGGTCAAATACCTGCTTTACAATAAAGTTGTTTACATCTTCAAATACACCTGACACATTAATCTTTTCAATGCCCAGTCCTAACTTGTTTAGGATATCTATTGATCCATTGACAAAGCCTTCAAAAAACTCAGCAAGCTTGCGCTGTGGAAAGGTGACAAAGTCAAGAAAGGTCTTGAGATATTCAGCATTGCGCTCGGCTGCTTTAATTTGACCCTCTGCCTGTATGCGTGTGGTTTCAACTACTGCCTGTTGTTCAAGTATGGCTGTATCTAACGCCTGCAACTTTAGCGCAGTAATCTCTTTTTCGGTTAAGCCTTGGCGCTTCAATGATTCTTCCTGCGCACCGATTGCATCTACTTGCTCTTTCGCTAATGCAGCACGTTCCTTTTGCACATCCAGTGCTTGCGTTTCCGCATCTGTTACACCATCGATAAGCGACAACAGTTCATCTGCATACACGATAGCCGCTGCAATGGCTGCACCAATTAAGAAGATTGGGTTAGTCAGCAATGCCTTACCAATAGATGCAAATGCACTACCGATTCCTTGAATGCCTTTGGTGATATCACCCGGCTTTATCTGCGTAATGTTTTGAGCAAGTAGCTTTGCACCTTCTGCCGCACCTTCAAAGTCAAGGTTTGCAATACGCGATGTGACAAGTCCAAGTGAACCGCTCACCCTTTCAAATGCACCACCTGCCTGAGTGCCTACTGCTTCGGCTGCATCACCAATCCTATCTTTTAGTTCCCCTGCCGCCTGTGATAACTCACGATACTTCGCGCTGTCGGGTTCGGTATTGGCTAACTGCGCCTGAAGGTCACGCAGCTGCGCCTTCAATGACTTGCTCGATACAACAACCTCTTCTTGTGCAACGGCTACATTGTCAAATGCCTGCGCACCTTTATTAATTGCAGCGTCAGTTGCATTAATTGTAGTGTTTAATTCTTTGAGGTTCTGTTCACTCTCACTGGTGTCGATTACGAAACTCCGAACAATTGGTTCAGCCATTAGTAGATTAGTTTAGATAGTAAATAAATCAGTCCGAAAAACAAGAAGGTGCGCCAAACATATAGCGTTGCATACCATAGCACACGTTGCCACTTACGCAGCGAATGGTTGTGTTGTGGATTTGCTTTGATGCCTAACTGAAGATAGCGCATTGTGTTTTTAATTGAGTCCATTATGCTGTTTTGTTTTGTTGGTATTGCAATGATGTGTTGATGATGAAAGCATCAGGATAAGTGCCGCCTGTGAAAGTGACATTTATGCGATGCTCATCGGGATTCGTTGCTGTGTCTATTCCAAATGTGAACACGTTTGCACCTATTGCACCTATCGTGCTTATGGTTGTGATAGCACTCGCACTTGCAACACCGCCTACCTTCTCCAGTGTAAAGTGTAGAAGCCTTGTTATGCTCGCCCCTGTTGCGTCTTTGATGGTCACGTTAAGCAGACAGCTCCATAACGTATCATCGGGCATGTCTATGTATTCACCTGTGATGCCTTCAATGAAAAGATTCTCCACCTGCCCTGATGTCGTAATGGTTGGATAGCGATGCAAAGCAAATTGCCCAAACTGCGCCCATCCGTCTTCAGTTGTTGCAGGGTTGCCCGCTCTGTAGCCCCCACCCACGTGCATGCCGGGAAGATTTGTCGTAACATTTTTACCTAATAAATTGCTACCATTGACATTCTTTGTCAACTTCAAACGCTCACCAACGGCTAATGTGTTTTGGTTGCCGTTCTCAATCACAACATTGTCACCTGAAATAACCGAATTGATGATAGCCGCATTGCGTGTCTGCGCCTTGTTTTGGCGTGGTGCAGGATTGGTCGAACTGCCTGATGTGGGTGAGTTAGGTCTATCACCCGTTGGCACAAACGCCCAACACACAGCATTAGCTTCATCCCATGTGTAGCCATAACGAGTGCAACAGTCTTGTGTGGCTGCAACAGGGTCACCATTTGCGTCTTCAAATTTCACTTCACCATTTACCTCTATGCCAAATGGCGTAGCGGAGCAGTCCTCGGTATCTTCCAAGAACTTAAGCAGCTTCACCTTTGTACTTTCCACATCACCTACCTTGTAATCGCTTACCTCAATGATTCGCCAATAGCTATCTTGTATCCAAATCTTGTCGCTAAACTGAAATGTGAGAATGTCTTTGAGCGATAGCGCAAACGATGCTTCCATCATGCGTGCTTCAGGTGAATAAAGCGCATTCATGTAGGTGCGCCAATACAGGTTGAACAGGTTGTTGTACGGATTGCCGTTGATAGGATGCGGTGGTACTTCAGGTGCCCAGTTTAAGTCGAAGTTGTCAATCGATGGAAACACTTCGCTGTAGTTATTAAGCACCGGCACATTGGTATTGACAACGGTTGTTGTGCTATCATCATACAACTGCACAGGATAATCTCCTGCTTCATACAAACAACGAGGACCAGGGGCAACGAACTGAACTGAATCATTCAAGAACATCGGCATTACATAGCCATTGCCATTAACAACGCCCGATGGTGTGCTGCGTGTGACAAGTGTAATCTTTTGGTCACCTATTGCAAAGTCACTTGGTGCTGTGTCGGGATTGATAGTGTAACCGACTGCTTCGTAATCACCATAGATGCGCTCCACATTTCTATACACCTTGCTCAAGAAGTCTTCACCTGCCGTATATGTGAACTGAAACTTTGCCTTTTGCAAATCGGTCGTGCTGCCTATGGTGACATCCTTTGAAATGTCAAGCTTACTTGTCCAGTCCAATAGATTGCCGCTGCCCAAGTAGCTATTCTGAGGCACAATGTATATCTTACTTGGCACTGCTCTATCAGCTACAATCGCGCAGTTGTGCATCTTAATCACATCGGTCACAAAGTCGATTTGCTTCATGTCGGGTGCGTTTGCGCTGTAGATAATTGATTGGCTATAGTTCAAGTTCGCAACTTGCAAACCAACTGAGCTGCCTGTATCAAATGCAGCAGTGCCTACACCTTGCTTATAGCAATACCACGTTAGCGTATCACCTGCCTCAAGTAGCTGCGAATCATTAAACGCCCATTGACTTGCGCCCGTAAAGAATTGCACATCGATTATAGGGTAGTTGTTCACCGCATTTTTAATCGCCTGCACAAATATCCTTGCACTCGCACCAGTGATGACCACGTTAAAGTTAAAGTTGAAAAAGTACCTACCGCTTACAGGTGCAGTATAAGTGTAGGTTGCAGGATTGTAGTCACCATTGTTGTCGAATATCTCATTGCCGAATGGTATCGTGTTAAAGGCAACAGGTGTTGATGCACTTAACTCAGCACGAAAAGCAAAGCCACCATTGGTATCACTACCCTGCAAGAAGCGAGAGTTGCACCACGGCATATAGTATTGGCTTAATATGCTTTGTAGCGTGCCGCCTACCAACTCAAAACCTGCTTCACTTATGATGTTGTTGAACAAATACTCCCAACTTATTGCAGGTGTTAGGTCGGCAGCAAACACGGGCGTGTTCGGGTCTTGTAATGTTCGCGTATTGGTTTCACCATTCTCACTCCATCTTTGACCGCGATCTAAAATCGTCCATAAGCGGTCGGCACTTGCATTGGTCACGTTATCATATCCAACCGTTTCATTCAGCGCACTGAGCGCATCCAAATCACTCAGCTTCTTCTCACCAATGTTACGCACAAGGTCTGGCGTTTCAGCATAGAAGGCTAACTCAACCTCGTTAATGCGGTTCTGCTGCTTGTAAATCTTGCGCACACGAACGTAACCTGTCGCAATGGGTAGCGTATCAACGCGAATCTCAGCAGGTAACTTGTAGTGGAAGTAATTCGATGAGCCGGCATCTACGTTAACATCGAACAACGCACCAAGTGCAAGTTGATTTGTGGTGCTATATGGTATTCTAAACTCGCGAGTGAATGCACCTTGCGCTGTGAAGCTGTTAAGGTCTTGAAACTTCCAATTTTGCGAAATGCTTTCGTTTTCAAAAAGGTCTAAGTAGTATTCACCACCAACACCCAACATGAAGTAACCACCTGCGGCAGCGGAATAGTCATCTGCCCATGTGCCTGCAAAGTTCAAACGTGTTTGTCCAACTACAGGTGAATCAAGAGCAGGTGGTGAGTTGAGTGTTTTTACCACGCTATCACCAACCGCATTCATAATCGTAAGGCTATCACCCGTAGTTAGTGCTGCAACTTCGGGTCTGCTTGTCACAATCAAACGCGATAACGCACCAATGCCGACAAATGCAGGGTCATTGCTTATGCTATCAATTTGCTCAAGACTGCCCGTGTTAACTATAAGTTGTACTTCTCCGTTCATGTTATGTCCAGTATGGGTTAGATAGACGCACTCTCAAAGTTACGTTGTACTGCTTGCCATCGCGATTCTTCTTTTCGACAAAGCTTGTGTCTTCTATGTTCACAGGTACTTCAACAGGCGTACCTGCTTCT